GACTGGTACTATTCCTATAGCTGGAAGTGTAACTGTAAGTTCATTACCACCTGTTACTATTGGAGGTAATGTTAATATTGCTCAACCTGTTCATTTTGTAGCAGACGGCATTATCCCTGTTAATGTGACAAATTCTGTTCAGAATGTTTATCTTAATATTTCTACTTTGATTAACAACACAGCAAATAATGTTCCTGTAGACATTAAGAGTCTCCCTGTTGCAGTATATGGTGCAGATTTATACCAATACAATTCAATAACAGGCTTTTCATGGAATCTAAATGATACTGTTAAACCTCCTAAACCACATGATTTTGATTTAATGTCTAGGAAGAAACGTAATAAAATGATGCATTTAACAAATGGTAATATGAACCATCATTCTTTTGCAGAATCTAATCCTCGTCCAAAAAATAAAAAAGAAGCTACTTCTATTATAAAAAATTATACACGTGATTTATCTTCAGATTACGATGAATGTGATAATGCTGTTGTTATATCTCCAGTATTCACAAGAAGTCTCAATATTATAAAAAATGCATATACCGGACGATCTATGAAGAATATTTTTACAGTGCTTTATCTTTTAGGAGATGAAGATTTTTCTCCTGATCTTACAACTCCAGCAGTCTGTAATCCAGAATTAGCACCAGATAATCTTAGTTGTGTTGAATCTGAAGCTGATAAATTTGAAAAATCTGAAAAAAATGCTTCCGGTTTTTCAAAGGAAAAGGATGAAAAGGAAGATAAGAAAAAGAATACAGGTGCGGCTAAAAATACTCCACCACGATCTGACGTCTTAACTTCACTGAATGATTCACTTAACAGATTTAAAAAAACAGTTATTAATGAATCACATTTTGCAGCTTGGATATTAAAACATAAACCTAGGCCTCGTTTAGTTCGTTACCTAATGTTAAAACATCCAAATGTATCAAATTTCTCATTATCCACTGATGCTATCTTCATTTCATTATATTCTGAAGGTGTTATTAGGAATAATGATGGTTCGATTGATGCAAAAGTTGCAATATCCACATTATTAAAATATGCATCTAATATTCCACGTTCACCTCATTATGCCACTGAATTTTCATCTATTTTCTCTGATGATTTGGAAACATACAGCGCAAACCTAAAAATGCCTCTCACTCATATTCCTCGACGTAAAACGAATAATAAAAAACAACCCTCTTCAACAATTAAAAATGTCCCAAATCCACTTCTAGTAGGTGTCGAACTTAATCCTGGACCTTCATCTATTCTTTTTAATGGTATGACTAATAACAAAATGATGCATATGTTAAACGGTAACACAACTTCCTACACTGAGTTGAATCCTATAGGTAGTGGTTATAAGACAAACTCAGATGTTGAAGCTAAAGATAGCGTTTGTAAATTAAATGAGATTACTATATCTGACACAGTTATAAAATATCAGGTGGAAAAATTTGTATCACGTGTCAACGGTTCTAATCCTGTCTTTAACACATATAATTCATCGATACCATTATCTATGACACTTAATACTACAACTGTCTTAAATACTAATGCGGCGGGGACCACTAACCAATACTCTCCTCGTGAGAG